AGGTCGCGTCGCTGACACCGTATTTGCGGCACAGCTCAACAGCCGAAAGCCCGGCCTGGTGCTCCTTCAAAATACTGATGATCTGCTCGTCGCTGAAACGGGAACACTTCATTATATCTGTCTCCTTCTCGGGAGAACAGACTAACCTCAAACCGAGGACATTCGAGGGGAGCAGGTCAAGGTGTAGCCGTTCCCGATGTCTACCGAGACGTGGCCGAAGTGGAAGGACTGCATGGGCACTTCTGTCGGTTAATGTTCACACAGATGTGAAAAGGGAAGCATGGGACTGCATGCAACCGCATGAGACAGCGTGCAACCTGGTGCGAACATCCGGTAACACTCGGCATGAGAACGACTTGCTTGGCTGGTCTTGTAACTTCGTCCGCCTCGGTCATATTGCGGCAGCGGGCAGCGCACTTCTTTTCAAAAGGAAAGGTGCGCTGAATGCCGACCCTAAATGACTCCCTTCGGATTTATGTCCACGGTTTAAGCGGTGAAGCCAACGGCCAGTTCGCCATCACTGCGCTTACCGTGATTGCTGTGGCATTGATAGCAGCGCTGGCGCTAACAGCTAGGCGCCGGCCTTAGCATCTGTGCTGTCTTCCCTTTGGCGAGACCTTGAGCCATCTTCTCTTGCCGTGCTTTTTTCAGGAGTGGCACGGGTTAACCTTGGGAGGATGGGATGGCGAAGAACTCCATGAAGAAGTTCCGGGGTATGCTCAGCAGTCACGCCAAAGCCGTTCCCGGAAAAAAGCGGGCGCCGAGAGCAACACGTGAAGAGATGGACGCAATAGAGGGTAAAGCCAGCACTGGACGATCCCCATCTAAAGTGGGGTGGGCCGAGTTGGCCATCAAAGCCAGGCCCGTGCCGGGAGGGGCTCCCGGACTTCGAAGCCAAACAAGACGAAAACACTAACCCTTTTCTTTACCGATGGAGCATTCGAAGGCCGACGAAGATCAGCGCCGCTGAGGGTGGCCGCCTTCTCGGTGTGCACCCAAATACCATGACAAGGCACAAGACCAAGGGAGCGCCGCCGCATATCGCTCTGGCCTGTGCTGCACTCTACCTCGGCTTCAGCCTTTGCCATGATCTGCCTCTGGCTAGGCGGCGGCGGGGCGTCCTGCCATTATTTCAGCAATACGCAACGCGGCGTCTAGTGAGACGGCCTTTCACAGCACATTAATGCCGCTCGCGAGACGTTCTTCAACGGTTTCGAAGAGAAAGTACCCACCGAAGCCCAGATGGGATGCTCCCGCATCGGTGATCGTTTGACGCGATAGTCGTGCGATGTGTAGGCTTCTACCTTCACCTATATCAAAAGTCGCGAGGATATCTTCCATGGCCAGAATTCCCGTAGCTGAACGACCGCAGCCTCGCATCTCAGCAAATGATCTGGCTCTTTATATGGTCTCGTCCGACACTGCCAGGATGGGCATCCTTAGGCGTGCGAAGGCACCACAGAAGCCGCCGATCATTCGCTACAAGGACGCGCGGGCGCCCGTATGTGCCTACCTGATCGACCCTGCGCGAAACATGAGGCCCCTCGTCGCAGCGGAAGAAATGCTTCGCCAAAGGATGGATGACCCAGCGACATCTCCTCTGCTTCGGGACGACGCATCACATTCGATAGAAGTACTTCACGCGATCCAGCAAATGAGAAACCAGCTAGGGGCTCTTGATTTTCAGGCTGCGCCAAGAGATCAAGGAAGGCTTGCTATCTCCGGTGTGGAGGTATCTGTGAGGGCCGATTTACTGGTCTTCAGCTCCAGTCGCACTGGAGAGGAGCAGATCGGAGCGGCGGTCCTACGCATGACCATGGACGATGCCGAGACAGAGGCGGCAAGAGAACGCCGCCGGAATATGGGGTTGTACGTAGCTACCCTCGCCAGACTCTATGTAGACCAAAACATCGCCAGTAACAGAACCGCTGCCAATCGTCTGTGCCTATCGATTGATGTTCAGCATGGCGAAATTTTCTCAGGTCCAACTGCAAACACGAGGCGGGTCAACGATATAGAGAATGTCTGCCGGATGATCGCAGCGATCTGGCCCACTCTCTAGGTCTCCGACAAAGTTAAGCCCGCTCTCCGTTCCGAGGCGGGTTGAATGGGAACCGGGAAGGCTAAGGGTGACACAGCGCCTCGCTCTTATTCCAGTCGAAACCTTGCGGAGCCGACCTTCCCGATAGCGGGCCACCACTTGTTGTACAGCGGTGATGGCCGTGTTGGTTGATGCCGCTGTTCTACCCGCGTCAGGTGCGGGCCATGGCTTCGAAGCAGAGTGCAGGACTGAACCTGCATGTGCTCCTTCGCGACTCTCCAATCAGGAAGGAACGAACGGGCACGAACCCGAATCTTCACCAACGACTGTCCCCCTTCCCGATCTCGATACGTGGCCGCCTACGGCCATACGGATAAGTGCTGGTTCCTAGTGAGGCCTTACCAGCGGGCCAGCCGAGCTTCTTTTTGGACGTCTCGACCTTGACCACCACGAGGGTTCGTCACTCGCCCGGGGATCCGCCGGGATACCCCGGAGGGTATTTCTTTTAGCCAAACCGGATTCCTGCTCCCCTGAAGGCGAAAATAGAGAGAATGGTCAGTGGTTTTTGACCTCAACCATTCGCCCCCAAAACCCAGGCTGGCCGGCTTCTGCTGCCGGGGTCACTCAAACCGGAAAGGGATGCAATGCACCTTATTTTCAGCTTGAACATCAACCTAAGCATATCTCTGCCGATCACTATAGCGTTGGCTAAGGCTTTCGGTCTGATCTAAGCAATTGGCGAGAGTGGCCCTGGTCGGTTGCTCTCGCCATATTCTATGCCGCTTCCTGCTCACATCCAGCCCGGACGGCCATGAACTGCAGGACCGACAGATTACCTCTCTCCATATTGCAGCCTTTGCAGGACAGGACGAGGTTATCCGCCGTGTAGGGGCCGCCCTCGCAACGCGGCGTCACGTGGTCAACGTGGTAATACCTGCGAGACCGGTGATCTCCGAGCTTTTCCTGACACCACACACAAAACGGGACGTTCTGAGCGAAGACAGCTTTCCGAATGGCATCCCGTTCCGACCATCCCAGGAAGTCGGTCGTCGCCTTATATGCACTCGGGTTGCGCGGGCAACTGCTCATGGTCTCTACGCCGCCTTCCGCTTCTCGCGCTGCCGCCTCTTGGTCCCCGGTTCGGATGGGCCGCGTAGCCAGTTGCCCGTCTGCTTGACCTGCGGCCTTAGCTCACGAAGCTTCCCACCTTCGTTCCGTCCGTCTCTAAAGAGACAGCGCTAATGTACCCGAATCAAGATTGCTCTATTCTGAAAGCATAGCATCGACTCTTGCCTGGAGTTGTGATGTAGTTTCTTGGCGACAGGCACCTGGAGGAGAGACAATGAAGTATATATTCGCGCTGATGATCTTCTTTCTTGCAGTCCCATTATCGCCACAAGCACAGCAGACTAACGTCCCGCCCGAAGCCGTCGACAAGATAATTGAAGCGGCAATGGCAGCAAATCCGGAATTACAGAAGCATTATGCGGGAATAGACTGCAGACCTATATGCGGCTCCAAATACTGCTGCGTCGCGATACAGATTTCTCAGGCAGGCGCAGCATCAAGCTCCGCCGGCGATGTTAAGCCTCAGTGCTACTTTAAATGTGGGGCTGAATGCGCACCTGGTGCCTGCTGCGCAGGCTGCACATTCTCTGACGCTACCACGAAGTGAAGCTAGCCTCTATTCTTTTGACGTAGCTAAAGGTGGCCATTCGACGAATCAAGTATCGATTTATCGAATGGCCAATGTTGCTTACGCAGCATTCGAATGCTGATGGTAACGCTATCTGGCTGATTACCGCGTCTCGCACACAGGCGCCCTGAAGCCGCTGTCCAAAATTTCGGATGCATTTCTCCCCCCGTGCCGAAAGCGTCTGTTTCGGCGGGCGGGACCGGCAACGGCTCATCCGAAGATGCAAGGCGCGCAAATCAAATTAGTCATCCCTATACAATACCTATAATGCTGCCCGGAATTTATCAAGGGTTGCATCATCGTCCATCGCGTGGAGCTGGGCGAAAATCCCCAGAACTCTCGACCTCGCGCCATCCGGCAGAGTGTTGATGACGCGGTTCGCGTGGTCGCGCAAACCTTCAGTCCTTCCGCGTCCCTTTGGCAGAGCTCGACCGAGATCAGCGTAGAGATGCGCTGTCCTCTTGTACCTCGCGTTCTCGATGACGTGCAGTCGCTTGTAGCGGTAGCGCAGCTCGCGCTTGAACATCTCGATCATGATCGTGCGGCTGTCCTCTTCCAGGAATGTGACCGGACCGGCCACTTCGCTGATCCGAACCACAGACGAGACACCTTCAACCTTGCGCAGCGGATAGAAACCGAGGCGCGTATCTCTACGAATGAAGGCATAGCCGACCAGCAGGGGATAGCGCCGCTCTACCAGCTTTCGACTGCGATGCTGCCTGACCTCCTGCCAGTAGGCCGGCATGTAGACGTCTATGCCCTTCTGCCGAAGGTTTCGCTCAACAATGCTTTCCCCCCGACGATGCTCGCGCTCCGCCGCCTGCTCCTCGGTCTCGTCGTCAGGCTTGGGAAGCTTCGAGGCCATCTTTTGCATCCCCGGCGTCCCGCGAATAGCATACCACTGCTCAGTCTCGCGTTTCCGTTGCACACAGCGTGCCCAGTCAACGTCGACGTCGTGGCGCTGGATCACTCTGCCCCGCCGCACCTCCGTCGTCTTCGTCATTTTCGCCGGCAGAACTATTGCGTCTAGGTTCTGTGCTGCGGCTATCCTGGCGGTGGTGGCGTCGGCGTAGAAGGGCTCAGCAACCACCCGCCAGCCGGACATCGATGATGGCGCCACGGCGACGAACCCGTTGATCGTCTCCACATGAGGCTGGACATCGGCATGCATGTTCATGATCTGCGCTTTCTATCAAACAGGAGCTTTTGGGAGGATTGGCGGCCGTCGTCGAAGGTGATGCCAGGACGTCGATCCTCGCGAACCGTCGCGGCCGGGACTTTGCATCGTTCGGCAGTGGTCCGAGCCGCAGCCTCGCTGGGATATGCCCAGTTGTCCCAGAGCCTGCCGCCGGAGTAGATGAACCAGCCAAGTCGCCGGTATTCGCGCCTCATACTGTCCTACCAGTCGCTGCCCGGTTCCTGATCAGGCTACGGCGTTCAGGTGTCATGTGGACGTAGGACGGCCGCCAGTTAATTGGCCCCGCGTAAAGCCCCCGTTTTGCTGGTTCGATCTGAAACCAGCTGCCGTCGGCATCCCGGAAGAACTGCAACCCGTTGGTGGCAAAATGGCCGACCATGTCGTCGAAGAGCAGATCGCAGACAAGGCCGGTACCGCGCGGCGCTGTAGGCATCGGGCGCCACGGATTTTCTCGGTCGTGCGCTTCGCGGGCTTGGCGTTCAGCGATCGTCACGGGCTGACACCCCACTTCTCGATCCGGCCTAATTCGTCATCGTCCACCGCGTAGCCGCGTGCGATGTACTGTCGATCCCAGTAGGAGCGGTCGTTGGTTGTGTGGTAGCGATAGGTCATCTGGTCGAACCACAGGCCGACCATACCCTCAAAGTCGCCGTTGCGCTGCTTCGCAACGTTCAGGATGACCCCTGGCTTTTCATTGAGATCGTCACGCTCGGCTTCCGTCTTCGCAGCCTTCAGTTTCTGCTCGTGCGGCTTGTTCCGCCACACCGTGATGATGTTGAAGGCGTTGGCGCCGATCTCCATGGCGCCCTTGATGTCCTCCGTCTCCGGCGCGCCGCGATCCTTGTCGCCCTTTCTGGAATGCGCGACCAGGTGCAGGTGAACGTTGTTGGCGATAGTCCAGTCGACGAGTTGGAAAACCGCCTTCTCTTGGCCGTTGTAATCGTCCTGGGCGATACCTAGGCGCATAGGCTGTCGATGATGAATTGGTCGCAGCCGTACTTGGCTCGGGCATAGTCGAACACCTCGATCAGCGCGGGGATCCCCGATTTGCCGACGTGGTCGTAAATCAGCAACCCATTATCGAGCCAATCAAGGATGCTCTTGATGAACGGAGCAGCCGGCCGGTCGACACCGCCGGTTTGCTTCGCCAATCGCTTCAAGGTCTGCTCACCCTTCATCTCGAGCGAAGCAAGGCAGATCCGGCTCCCCTGCTTTACCCAATGCGGCAGGCAGTCGGACAGGATCTGGCTCTTGCCGTGGCCGCTCGCACCGCTCCACAACGTGAGTTCGGCCGGCCTGAAAAGCAGCTTTCCGGCAAGCTTGTCGTATGGCACGCCATACCCAACATGCTCCGCTTCAGCGGGCCAGAACAGGTAGATGACACGGTCGGCAAAGTCGGATGGACGCCTCAGTCCGGCCGGATCAAGACCTTGAGCATTGGCAAGACAAGCCTCCATCTCGTCCTGCGTGACGCCGTCGGTGAGACACTTGTTCGCGTCCTTCCGTGGCAGCTTCACCCGAAGGCATCGATGTCTCCCCAACCTCGACGCTATCTCTTCCGCCGCTTCGTCGCCTGGCCCATCATCGTCCGTCGAGATGAATATCCGCTCGAAGCGCTGAAGCCGATCGAACTCGCTTTCAATCCATTTCTGCTTGGCACCCTTGCCCCCTCCGAAAGGTACAGACATCGCTGGTGGGCCATAGGTTGCCCAGCTCAGGGCGTCGATCTCGCCCTCGGTGATGATGATCTCCCGCGCGTTCGGAGCGATAGCCTGCCAACCGAACAGAATGGGTTCGCAATTCGCCGCCGTCGGCACGGGCTTGGCGCCATCTTCAGCCTTCCGAGCTTTCGCCAGAGCGAGTTCACCATCTGGCAGCAGGAACGGGAAGATAATCTTGTCCCCCTGCTCTGCGACCCGATAGACCTCTAGCACGCCGTCAGGAATTCCACGGCCGTTGAGGTACGATTTCACGCTGTTAGTCGGCTTGGCGCACTTCGGCCTAGGTGGGCGCTGGTAATCCGGCTTCGGTTCCCGGTAAGGTTCAGGGCGGGAGATGCCGAGCCACCCGCGGATATCGTCGAGGGCTTCGGGCAGTTGCATGCGCTTGACGCTCATCCAGAGCTCGATCAGGTCACCGCCCTCGCAGCGCTACGATGAACTCGACGCCGCCATGCGCCGAGCCGACGCCCTGGGCTACGACACACCTGAGCGCGAAATTGCGCTTAGCGAGCAGTCATCTGCCGGCAATAGGCTTAGCGACGCGGCCTGCAAGGTTTGTGGATTCGTGCCGCGGTGCCGACACGAAGCGCGGTTCAAGACCGATTTCATCAAGACCCTTGCGAGAGGCAATGGCGGACAGCTGGAACAGGAGGAGCAAGACGCCCTCCTCTCGTCCCTTGCCGACCTCGTTCATTTCGAACAACGGAGGTCAGTATGATCAGCCCCGCCGTGGATGGCCGCATGAGCGCGAAAGACAAGATCAACGATATCCAGACCTACGTCTCGGAGGTTCGTTCCCTGATCACCATCGTCGATGATTTCGCGGGCGATATTAAGTTTGGGAATCTCAATCCGGCCGAGCGAGGGTCGATGACTAATATGCAGAACCTATCGCGTCTCGCAGTTCGCCATGTGGTCGAGCTAGATCTATTGGTCGAGGATCTTTCGAGCGTACTGCACGGAGGATCCAGCCGTGGCTGACTACAAGAAGTCTCCAGAGCAACAGGCAATCGATGATTGGGAGCGCAAGGAGCAGGCGGTCACCGTCAATGTTCTTTCGATGATCCAGGAAGCGATCACCTTGCATCGTCTTCTGCTCGAAGACGAAGCGAAGCTCTACGCCGACGACGGCACGCAGCTCGCAGACGATGAAGCGTGTCGCGCAGCCGGGGAGCGCGAGATCAAGGCGTTCCGCATTCTGGCCCGCATGACCTGCATGACGCCGGAAGAAGCACAGGTAAAGCTCGCCTATTTCATGGAGACGCCGATCCCAGGCTGGTTCAGCAATCTGGAGCGGCTGACCTGGGAAGCGTACATCAACGAAGTCCACAAGGGGAACGGCGACAGCGATCAAGACCAGATCTTCCTGCGGACGCTCTTCGTTAAAGGAGGGCTACCGCTACCCAATGCGGACTAAGCCGGACGCCGCCACCAAGGGGTACGCGAACGCCGCAAAGCTGATCGTCCAAGGGCTGGGAGACAATACCCGCGGCCCCGAGATCGACGATGCTCTGCATTCGCTGCTTCTGGTGCTCGACCATGCGCTGAGCGGGATCGACGCTGCGCGGTCGCACATCGAGACGATGGACGACATCACGCCTGTGGACAAGTCGAATAGCGGGGATAACTGAGCCATGGACCAGCCAGACCCCTTGATCGAGCTCGTCAAGATCCTCGCTCGTCGTCAGGCGCGCCTTGACGCTATTGCGCCCCGGCCGACTAATCAGAATGAAAACGAAGAGATGCCCGCGAGGAAGCAATGAGGCGCGCCGCCATTTACGCCGGATACTCTACCGATCTGCAGAATGACAGGTCGGTTGAGGATCAGATCGAACTCTGCAAGGCTCACGCCGCCCGGTTAGGCGTTGCGGTGGTGGAAGAGTACTCCGACCGCGCCAAGCCTGGGCGTCGATGTTTGGGCGGCCAGGGCTCGCGCAGCTTATGCAAGCGGCAGAACGTGGCGATTTTGATATGCTCGTCTCCGAAGCACCAGATCGCATATCACGCGACATCGCGGACTTGGCGACCGTGCACAAGACACTGAATTCAGAGGAGTGGAGATCAACTGCGTTAACGGCGGCGCGATTGATACTGTTCAGTTTGGGATGTTCGGCGTCATTGGGCAAATGCAGAGAGAGGAAAGCGCGAACAAGACGCACCGAGGGATGGCTGGCCTCGTTCGCGCTGGCAGGAATGCTGGCGGCAAGTCATACGGTTTCGAGCCTGTACCAAGGGAGAAAGGGGAGCTTCGGATTGTCGAGGAGGAGGCCGTCGTCATCCGCCGGATCTTCGACCTGTACATCAACCGTGTCAGTCCGCGGGAAAAGCAGCGGCATTGAATACCGATCGCATCCCCGCGCCGCGACGCAGGCAGTGGAACGCCTCGACGATCAACGGCAACGACAAGCGCGGGCACGGCATCCTCCGCAATCCGCTCTATGTCGGAAAGCGCGTTTGGAACCGCGTTCGCACGGTCAAGGACCCGACCACAGGCAAGCGCGTATCGCGGACGAATGACGCCAGTTCCTACGAATACTCAGACGCCCCTCACCTTCGCATCGTGGATGATGCTGTCTATGAGGTAGCCAGAGCGACGAAAGAAGCCGTAGGCGACCCGAGGGCTCGCCATACACCCAGAAGCAAAAGGATGCTCCCGGGCTTGCTGAAGTGTGCCGGTTGTGGCGGAGCGCTCACAACGACAAGTGCAGACTGATCAGGGCCGTGGGAAGCTTTCCTCTATAGCCGGACCTGAACTGTCGGCTGTTGAGGTGGTAGCGGGAGGCAGAATTGAACTGCCGACCTCAGGGTTATGAATCCTGCGCTCTCACCAACTGAGCTACCCCGCCACAGGGTGCAGATCAAAGCCTCTTTCGAAGCGCCGTCCGCTTTGGTCGTGCGGCTTATAAGTCCCCTGTCACCAAGGTGTCAAGAACATCTTCGGCAAAATCCGGTGGCAATTTTGCCTGCCGCCGGATCGCCTGCAGTCAGGCCGCGACAGGGGTCGCCAGCAGGGTCTTCAGAGCCTCTTCAGCATCGGCCGCGCGCTCCGAGCGGTCAATGAAGCCGCCGCCGTAGACCCGGGCATCGGCGCCTTCTGCCGAATAGAGAACGCAGGCCTGGCCGGGCGCCACACCCGGCTCGCCGACCGCGAGGTCGACATAGATGCCCTGTGCATCGCAATGAAGCGTGGCCGGGGTTGGCGGACGCGTCGAGCGCACCTTGGCATAACAGGCAAAGCCATCTCGCGCGTCGTCCTCCAGCGCCCGGTCGCCAAGCCAGTTCATGTCGCGCAGGTAGACCCGGTGCGTGTCGAGCGCCTCGCGCGGGCCGACGATGACACGGCGCGAGCGGGCATCGAGGTAAACCACGTAGAGCGGCTCGCCGGTTGCCACGCCCAGCCCCTTGCGCTGGCCGATCGTGTAATGAACGATGCCTTCGTGGCGGCCAAGAACCCGGCCATCCATGTGGACGATGTCGCCGGCAAGGGCTGCGTTGGGCTTCACCTTGTTGATGATGTCGGCATATTTGCCCTGCGGCACGAAGCAGATGTCCTGGCTGTCAGCTTTCCTGGCGACCACCAGCCCCATTTCTTCGGCGAGTTCGCGCACCTGCGCCTTCGACATGCCGCCGAGCGGGAAACGCAGGTAATCGATCTGCTCCTGTGTGGTCGCAAACAGGAACCAGCTCTGGTCGCGGTCGCTGTCGATCGGGCGGAACAGCGCCCGACGGTTCGGGTTGTCCGGCGTCGGATTGGCGGCGGAACGGATGTAGTGGCCGGTTGCCAAGGCATCGGCGCCGAGCTCCTTGGCCGTCGCCAAAAGGTCGGCAAACTTGACCGTCTGGTTGCAGGCAACGCAGGGCACGGGCGTTTCGCCCATGGCATAGGCCTCGGCAAAGGGATTGATCACGGTTTCGCGGAAACGCTTTTCGTAATCGAGCACATAATGCGGGATGCCGAGCGTTTCGGAAACGCGACGCGCATCATCGATGTCCTGGCCGGCGCAGCAGGAGCCGGCGCGGTGGACGGCCGCGCCATGATCGTAAAGCTGCAGGGTGATGCCGAGCACGTCGTAACCCTGGCGTTTGAGCAGGCCAGCAACGACGGAGGAATCCACGCCTCCGGACATGGCAACGACAACGCGCGTGTCTTCCGGCCTCTTGTCAAAATCCAGCGTATTCACGGGTACTCTCTCGCTGTAGCGGTCGGCGCCTTTTGCTTGCAAGGCACCACGAACAATTTGGCGGGATCGGCCGCCAAAGGCAATTGCTGCCGATATAGAAAGGATTGGGCCTCGGTGCAAGGCGGCGTCCCTGCTGACGACAAAGGCACAATCATCCCTTGGCGATCTCGGATTTTTGATTTCGGCCGGGGCGCTGAAAGCTGCCTCTTAAGTTTTAGTTTTATGTGACACCTCTCAGCGCCCCGTTCAGTGTGTTTTTC